GTAACGGCGCAGAGCTTCTAGAAACGCTCCGAAGTACTTGCGGAACACAAAGAGGTTCCGGGCATCATCAGTGGACACAACTCGGTACTTGTCATCCTGCGCTTTCTCATAGCGCTCATCCTTCTGGGCGTCCTCCGCCACAGAAAATTGTCGAATTCCCTTACAGAGCAACTCAACAAGTATTGCAGCATCACGGGACAGGTCCTCCGACGGCACTATGGTCTTAGAACCATCAGGTGCGGTCTTGACCTGGTAATACGGGAGCTTCCCTTTCGTCTTGTACCTTCGCTTCACACGGTACCCAGACGAAGTGTCAAGTGCAACATCATGCAACATTGAACCGGGAACTCCATTCAAGGCCTCTTCATCACTTAAGACTGAACGGAGGCGGGCATCGGGTCTCGGAATCCGCTGGCACATATCACGGCAAGCGGCAATGACAGGATCACGATCAACGGCAACACGCCGGACATGACCCTTCTTCCAAAAGAAATCAGGAGGGTTGACGGTCTCACCGGTGGGGCGGGTCCATCGTCTCATGTGACACGGGGCAGTGACGGGCTCCATCTCCTCTTGCAGAGGGGACGGGTTTATCTTGCTCTCCGTATTCATGTAAGCAAAGTCTTCGGCCATGCCGAGGAAGAAGAAACCAGCCGGGCACGTTTCACGCACCTTCATGGCCATTTCAATATCAGCAGGACTTGAGACAAAACTCACTCCGGACTGCGCTTTCACCAGCGCAGGAACATCCAGAACGGAGACAGGGTCAACAGCACAGTCCTCTCGGGTCAGAGGAATAATCACAGCAACTCCAGGGCCAAGTCCACCAACCAGGATCCCAAGTATCTTGCAGACACTCTGGGGATCAATGGTAAAGGCGGGGGAACCAGACATACTGGATTTGGAATCAACAGTAGCAGTGTAGAATCCCTCAACACGGGACACAACGACACTGTGCACGTCAACGTCATGAGAGTCAGTATGGTACACCATGTTAGGGAACACAAAACGAGTAATCTCACGGGCCGGAGCAGACCCACGAGTAACAAGTTCGCCAGGAGTATAAACCATCCCAGCACCAACGGGCAGATCTCTCTTGAGGGGCAACAGATGAACAATAGAGCGGCAGGGAGGAAGTTTAGGAATCTGGATCAAGGCTTTGTCATTGCCTCGAAGCAGCACCTTCACATCCTTCCAGTAACACTTCACAAGATCATTGGGCTTCCAAACCCACAACTCCGCC